GGCTAGATAGTGACCCTGGCATTTCTCCATTACTTGCTTAGGATTAGTTCGTTATTGCCTTAAAGAGTTGCACCATAGCGAACCTAACTATGACTCTACCACGTGGATTGTAATACAATTTAGATATCCTTAGCAGTGCATAGCGTATCTATATCTAATATTGTATTATTCTTTGACTCTGCATTCTTTAATCGACTTGTCACGATCTTTCGGTAGCATTAAAGAAAAGAGTTATAATAATATAGTATGTTAGCGTTACCTAACTATTTACAAGGACATACCTTACCTCTATTATTATAACTGTACGTGGTCAAACTTATCCATCTCGGACTTGTAGTTATTTGCATTTCGAAGATTATCTACTTTGCGACAAATCTGTTTTTATAGTGAATATTGTTTTTCTATTTTGAAACTACACTATCTTCACAGACTATGTAGTTGTTCTTCTCTTTAACTAAGAAAAGAGGTGTTATCTGGGTTCAAAAAGGTCTTTGAAAAAACTCTTAATCGCCACCGTCTTCCACGGCTTGCGTCAGATTTCCCTACCAAGCTCTTGCGAGTATTTATATAATGATAGCACTGATGATTAAGAGTTTGCATTTGCACTAAGAACTTACTGCAACAAGTATACTCATTATCTCTCGGTTATATAAACCTGCAAGTAACATTGTCATTATCTCTCGTAAGAAATAGTACTCTATTAACTATAGCATTTTACACCCTGAATTATGTAATTGTTTTGCTAAACAAAAAAAGAGGCTAGCCTTTCGGCTAGCTCTCTAATTACCAATTATCGCCTTGTTGCTGTTCTTTTGGTGCTGTGAACGTTGCTCCGTCTTTCTCATTGACTTTGATTACTTCATCGTCAGCTTTCTGAGGAGTTGTATCTTCCTTAATTGCAGTGCAATAAGCTCCAAACGCTCTTTGTCCTTGTTCAATAGGACTTTCTCCGACAGCAAATTGCTTAACTCCGTCTTCGTCAACGAATTGGCGGCAGAACACACGCAAGGTTGTGTAGATAATTGGGTTTCCATCTTTGTCTTTGACATAATCTCCGACTTTGATGTTTAATTCAGGGTGTGCACTCAAATGTTTCTTGTAAAACTTCTGAGCTGGTGTAAAATCACACCATACACCATAGATCGTGCGATACTTTTCAGGTATCTCCTGTGCAGTTTCGGCTTTTCCGCCTTTGTCTGTAGGAAGTAGGTCTTTGTATTTGTTTACAATGTTCTCAGAGAAACAAACAAATGACTGTGCATCAGCAAAAGGGTCATTTAAGTTCTCTAATTTACCTACGAGATAACGCTTTCCAGCGTTTTGCTTTCCATCAGCTACTTTTCTGATTTCTGGGTCATTAATGATAAAACGTGCCATAATACATGTATTTTAATTGGTGAATAATCTTGTTTTGGCTATATATTAGTCTGAAAGACTAAATATAATCTGTTTGCAGAGGGCAAGATTAAGGGTGTGGTTGTAGACTATTACACAACCACTCTAATCCTTTTATCTCTCTCCATTTTTTGGCAGTTGTGGATGACTTGCCCCTGTGCGCAGCTGGTGACAGTACCATGTACCTAGCTGTAGATACAGGATACTGTGTACCATATACTGCGTAGCGAACCCTATTGGTTTGCTGTGCGATTGGTGTTTGTTGTGGTTTGACTTGCTTCTGTAATTGGTGTTTGTACAGCCGGTATGCAGTACTTAGCCATTGCTCTGTGTCCTAAATAAAAGGGAGCCCCGAAGGACTCCCAAGGCTATACTACCACAAATACAAGAACCTTGCAATGCGAATAGCTAACCCAGTGAAAGCTACACCTACTCCCCATCTCCACACTGTCAACCAAGCATGGAAATCGTATACTTCCCTTATCATCATAACAACGGGAGTCATACACATGATTAAAATACCAAGGCAGATCAGTGTGCTACCAGCATCTTTCAACTTCAACAGTTTTTCACTCTGTTTCATAATTAATTGAATTAAATGTTAATAAATGTAAGAGTACGCAACAGCTTTTACGTTTAATGCAGTCTCTTATTTGGAGACTGCTGCACATTCTAAAGTAAACCTAGCAGGTATAACTACTATATGAGTATATTCAGAATTTCTAGTCATAATAGTTGCATAATCTTCTGCATCTCTGCGACCACCATCTGTGTTGGGAAATACTTCAGCAACTATAGGTTTAACACATGCTGAAACATACAATTTGAGTACATAAATCTTGTCCATATCTTGATAATTTAAAGTGAATAATCAAAAGAATAGTTCTTTTCACTCCAACAGAAGAACTATAAAGACTGTCTCGAACATTCAAGGCGTTTACAACTTGAACTAGAGTTGGTTCTTTTCGGCATTGTGGAAGAACTTATAGACCACACTCGCAATACCTCATCCAGCTTACGCGCATCAAGGTCATGCCAATTAAAGGCAACAGGAGCTGAAATGCCCCTGTTAGCTGTGTTACTCAAAGTCGAACCAAGAGTCTACATAGTCGTAGTCTTGTTCAGTAGGTTCGAAAATACAATCAGATAAGTTCATAATTATATAAATTAAAAGTTAAACATCCAATAATAGAAAACTGAGGCTTGAATTGCCTCAGTTACGCTGTGATAAGTAGTTGTGCACAGTCATTGATACACCATAATGCAATTACATAATATGCATCATCTGAAGACATCTGACTTATTGCACAAATGTTAGCGGTAGCTAACTCACTGTTGAATTCGTTCATAATACTAAACTGTTTTGATGAATAATGGTGGGGACTTCTCCCAATCTATGGAAGCCGGGGGTGACTTGGTGTGCTGTTCCACACGCTCACTTTTTCTCTCATAATTTTGATACCCCCTATCTAAATTTTGATTACTAAAAAATTTTTATATATTTTTTTCTTAAATAATGTTAAATAATAACT